GGAAGAAGAGGAAGGTGGTCCTAAGAATAAGCGCCGCCACAAAAAGGGTAAAAAAGCATATAAAGAAGAAGAGGGAGAAAGTTGCTCTAAAATGGAAGAAGAGTTTGACATCGAAGAAGATGTAAATGCTCTTCTTGAGGGTGAAAATCTTTCAGAAGAGTTTGAAGAAAAAGCTCGCACCATTTTTGAAGCAGCAATTCGTTCTAAAGTTTCTGAAATTAAAGAAGCTCTTCAAGCATCTTATGAAGATGCTTTAGTCGAAGAAATTCACATGATTAAAGAAAGTCTTCAAGATCGTGTGGATGCATATCTTGAGTATGTTGCTGATGAGTGGATCCAAGAAAATGCACTCGCAGTTGAGCACGGTCTTAAGACTGAAATGACCGAATCATTCCTCTCTGGAATGAAGCAACTTTTTGAAGATCATTATGTAACTGTTCCTGAAGATAGATATGATGTAGTCGAGAGTATGGTAGATAAACTTGATGAAATGGAAGCAAAACTCAACGAGCAAATCGAAAGAAACGTTGCTCTCAATAGAAGATTAGCAGAGTCAGTTGCTGATGTAATTTTTGCAGATGTCGCTGAGGGTCTTGCACTTTCTCAGAAAGACAAACTCGCTTCTCTTGCCGAAAATGTTGAGTTTGATGGTGAAGCAAACTATCGTGAGAAACTGGTAACTCTGAGGGAGTCATACTTCCCAACAAATACTGGTACTCAAAGAGATGAAACTGAGAACCTGTCAGAACAAGTTTCCTATGGTGTAAGTGAAGCAGCTCCTGTTTCACCAATCATGGAAGCATATCTTCAAACTCTCAGTAGAGTCGCTAAAAAGTGAATTTTAAATTATAAATCAAACTAAAACTTTTTAAAAGAGGTAAAATCCAATGCAAATGTTCAATGCAGAGCATCTGCAGGAGAAGTGGGCACCAATCCTTGATTACGAAGGAATGGATCCAATTAGGGATTCACATCGTAGAGCGGTAACTGCTATCCTGCTTGAAAACCAAGAAAGAGAGCTTCGTGAAGAGCGTTCTTTCCTTTATGAATCACCAACTAACGCCGCTGGTACTGGTGGCTATGGTAGCGGTGCTTATGGTAGTGCTGGAGCTGGTGGCCCAGTTGCAGGTTTCGACCCAGTACTTATCAGCTTAATTCGCCGTTCAATGCCTAATCTGGTCGCTTATGACCTTTGCGGCGTTCAGCCTATGAATGGTCCTACTGGACTTATCTTTGCAATGCGTTCACGCTATACCAATCAGAGTGGTACTGAAGCTCTCTTCAATGAGCCAGATAGTGCATTCTCTGGTATTGGTACAAATAGAACCTTTGATAGCAATGGCTATACTGTAAATAACAGTGGTGTAGGTACTGGTCCTTCTTCTGGTTTCGGTACTTCAACTCAAGGTACTCCTAACAGCGGAAATAACCCAGGTCTTCTTAACCCAGAATCTGGTCAAACTGCTACCACATATCCTGTTGGTCAGGCTATGGCTACTGGTACTGCAGAAGCACTTGGAGAAGCTGGTAATGCATTCAACGAAATGGCTTTCTCTATCGAGAAAGTTACCGTTGCTGCTAAGTCCCGTGCTCTGAAAGCTGAGTACTCACTTGAGCTTGCTCAAGACCTTAAGGCAATTCATGGTTTGAATGCAGAAGCTGAGCTTGCTAACATCCTCAGCACTGAAATTCTTGCTGAAATCAACCGTGAGGTTATTCGTACCATCTATAAGGCTGCTGAAAGTGGCGCTCAAGTCAATACCGCAACTGCTGGTACTTTTGACCTTGACGTTGACTCCAATGGTCGTTGGTCCGTTGAGAAGTTTAAGGGTCTTATCTTCCAAATCGAGCGTGATGCTAACGCTATCGCTCAGTTAACACGTAGAGGAAAAGGTAACTTTGTTATCTGTTCATCAGACGTTGCTTCAGCACTTAACCTTGCTGGTGCTCTCGATTACGCTCCTGCTCTCAACACTTCATTGAATGTTGATGACACTGGTAACGTATTCGCTGGTGTTCTCCAAGGTGGTATCCGTGTTTACATCGATCCATTCGGTGCTCCTGTTTATTCACAAGGTTCTGCTGCTAAGCACTACTACGTCATGGGTTACAAAGGCACATCACCTTATGATGCTGGTCTTTT